CCTCGCGGGCGAAGATCTCGACGACCTTCGAGGCGACCTCGACCTCCTCGCGGATGCGCGACTCGCGTTCGATGCGTGCGACCTGCTCGCGCAGCTCATCAAGCGACGCGCGGGCGGCCTCGTACTCTGTCACCAGCTCGCCAAGTCGCTGCGCCGATTCAGACTGCGCCTTTTTCAGCACACGCCGCGCGGCCTTGATCTGCTCCGGCACCTCCTCGGTGCGCAGCGACTCCTCGAACCTGGCGCGCTCGTTCGCCCAGCCACGACGCTTGGCCGTCTTGCCGGGTCCGCCGCCTGCAAGCTGCGTGATGTTGGCGATCAGCTCAACGGGCAAGCCCGTGATGTTGTACGCGCCCGGCGTCGTTTGCAGTACGAACTGACCGGCGGTCGCCTTCTCAAGATCGACGGGCGAGCCGGTGATGTCGTAATCGCCGGGCGTCGTGTCGAGAGCGCGACCCAGCAAGAGCGAGGGCGAGCTGCCCGTGATGTCATAGTCGCCGGGCGTCGTATCCAGCGCGCGGCCGAGCAGCGTCTGGGCGTCAGCTCCGGTTAGGTCGTAAGCACCAGGCGTCGTATCGACCAGACGACTCGCCAACAACGACGGCGAACTGCCAGTGAGGTTGTAGGTGCCGGGCGTGGTGTCGAGCGAGTAAGCGGTGACGGCAGCCGCATCAAGCGGGAAGCGCGTCCGTTGCGACTGGAAAAGCTGCCAAGGGTTCGACGTTAGCGCGAGCGCCTCAACGGGCGATATGGCGCGTTCCCAAACGGCGCCCATCGTGAAATGGCCGTCGAACGACTGCGGGAATGCGTTGCCGAAGTACAGTCGAGTGCCGGCGTTGGTTGGTGCGTTCGAGGTGCTGTTGATGAACGCGCCGTTGGCATAAAACGCCACGTCGTTGCCGGAAATAGTGACCAGCACGGTCTGCGTTTTGCCAACCGCGGCGCCGCCAGTCCACGTGAATCGGTACGCGCCGCCCCAGTAGACGCGAAGATCGCCCGCGGTCGTCTGGTTGACCAAAAGACGCGGGCCGCCCGTGTTGAGCGCTGTTTGCGCCCACTGAACGACGCCTCGCCCGTTTGCAGTCGTCGCAAGACTGAGCGGATGGTACTGGATCAGAACCGAGATGCTGGTGGCGTTCGAGGTCGTCGGCGCCGTGACCGCGCCATCCGCCGCCTGCTGCCTGACGCGCCACGTCGTCTTAGACTCAACAACCGAGAAATCAACCGTACCTTGGATCAGCGTCCGGTTGCTGCTCGCCAGGTTGATCGGCTCGATACCGCCCGCCGCGTTGACGAGCGCGGTCAATCCCTCAGTGAGATGCGAGCCAGAGAGACTGCGCGTGCTCGGCTGGCTCTGATTGACCTTCGGCAGAATAATCATGCGATGTCGTACTTGATGCCGACGTACTCAAACGAGTTGGTGTTGATGGCGTTAGTTCGCAGCGCGGCGCCCGTATTTTGCGCCACGTACAAACCCCAGAACTTTGGCACAACGCCGCCGAACAAGGCCGCGACGGAGAACGGGAGGACAAAATATTGAACGTCGTTTGCGTTCGTGGCGACGTTAACTGCGGCGCCAAGTCGCAGCGCGTTGAGAATGCCCGCGTTTGTCAACACCTCCCCGCTGTCGGTGCCGTCGAGCACGTCGATAGGCGTTGTCGCAAGCGACGTTTCCGCGCCGTAAACGTAAATCAGGATCGAGGTACTTGCTGTCGGACCCGTTCCGACTGAGACGCTGCCGCTCACCAGAACATCGACGTATTTGTTCGTTGTATTGTCAACCTGGCTCGACTCTCGACCAGTAGTAAACGGGCCTGAGCTGCCAAGCCCGGAGAGGTCCATCGTGATGGTGGTATTGCTGCTGTAATTGACTGTTGAGGTTGCCATTTAGCTCGCCCTCGCCTGCATAACGTCTTGATAGCTAACGTCCCGCCCGATGGCGACCACGGAGCGAGAGAGCAGCGCCGCAGCAAGTCCGCTGGCGCCGTAGATAGCGTCGTATTCGGCCTGCGTAATGACGCTCGTCACGACCCAGCCGCTGAACGCCTGCAATATCGCCTGCTCCTCAGTATGGATCAGCGCCTCAGACCCGCTCACGATCAGGTCGAGGAACACTTGGCAGCTCGCCTGCACCGCCTCTGGCTGTTGGCTGTCGGTCGCCGCCGCCTGAATGCGCACGCGGGGCCCGCCTGCCGCCCAGAGCATCGCAGCGCCCACGGTGATCGGCTTATAGCCCGCCTCGCTCGGCGTGTTGAGCGCGACCGCGATGGCGTACGCGCCGTCTGATGTCTGCGGCTGAGACGACAGCGCTGGATCTGCGACGATCAGCGCGTTGATGGCTTGAGCTTCTTGTGGTGTCAGCATCGCTTAAACCAGCGTAAACATGGTGCCAGGGCTGGCGTTGTTGAACTTCAGCGTGAAGGTCTCGCCTGCGCCGACCAGCGTGATGCCGGGGCTGCCGTAGTCGAACCAGGCGATCAGCGCATCCGCGGGAGACGTTGAACTGTCGTTGTACAGCACGGCGTAGCGGAACGGGCCGAAGCCTGCGCCTGAGCCCGTCCATACGATCTCGGTGCCGCTCACCGTCGTGGTGCCCGACACTTCGGCGATCGTGATCGTCGTCGTCTCGCCGCCGGTCGTGTAGCCGCCGCCGTTCGCGATCTGCGTGATGTCGGTCAGAATCGTGTTGCCGGCAGAGGGCGCGCTGTTCGTGAGCACGACCTTGAACGTATTAGCGTCAAAGTCGTGAACGCCGCGCACGAGCTGCTCGGAGAAGTCGTTAAATTTGTTCCAGGCGCTTGTTGCCATCAGCCCACCTCAACGCCGACGATTCGGCCTTTCTCGCGCACGATGCGCTTCGGTTTGGATATTGCCGCAATCGCGGCTTCTGCGTTCTTCTTGTTCGACTCGACGAGCGACTTAATCGCCGACTGGATCTCATCGCTCGCGCTGACGAGCTGCTTAGCGGCGTCGCTCAAGAACTCCTCCGCTGCCTTCAGCTCTCGCATCTGATCGCTCATCTCGACCATCTCGCCTGCCGCGCGCTGTGCCGCGTTAAACTTCATGGCGGTGTCGATGCGCAGGTTCTCGAGCTCGAGTAGCCGCTTCTCGCGTTCGATTTCGTCCTCCTCGTCCTCTTCCTTCTCCATCTCCTCGCCCTCCCCTACCGCCAACATGATCGCAGGCGGGCGTTCGGAAGGCATTGCAGGAGCAGGGGAGGGCGCCACACCTTGCAGCTTGGCAAGCTCCGTCGCCGTCTTGGCCTGCGTCAGCTCGGCGTCGGCGATGGTGTTGAGCACGTCCGCCCGCGCCTTCTCTGCCTTGGCAACAGCCTCCTCGGCTGCGGCTTGCAGGTAGATCGCGTTGGGATCGGTCGGCTGCTCCTGACCTGCGAGCGCCGCCATCTCCTCGAGTTCGGTCTCGGTCGGCTTGACGACGCCCATGCTGACCAGGCGCTTGCGGAAGAAGTCGCGCACGTCGGCGATGCCGTCGGCTTCCATGTTCATCATCGAGAGCGCTTGCAATACCTGCTGCGTCTCGGGGTCTGACGTGATCGACATCATGCCGGTGAGGGCGCGCACGGTCGCCGCCTTCTGGCTGGAGCTCGACGGGCCGACATCCGCCACCACGTCGAACTTCGCGCGGGACAAGTCGTTGTCGAGCTCGAGGCGCCCCGTCTCCTCGTCCACCCGCGGGCGCATGAGAACGACCTGTTGCATCTCGTTGGCGGAGTCGACGCCCTTCATGGCGCGGTCCTCCTCGACGTAGACCTCCTGCGCCATCGAGAGCCAGATCTCGCCGCAGCGCTTCATCGCCTTGGCGAAGTTGCTGACGTAGATAAACGTCTGGTTGTCCAGCCGCTGCTGGATCATCTCGATAGCTTTGCCCGAGATGTTCGAGACGATCTTGTCGCCCTCGCCCTGGTTGCCGAGGATGTCCTGCATGTCCACTTCGGTGAGCTGCAAGAGCGCGGCCATTGCGGGCGGAATCTGCGGGCTGCGTGTGTAGGCAACGGGACCGGCTGCCTGCTGGCTGCCATCGGGCGTCGTGATCGGGTTGATAAGCAAGTAGGGATAGTTCTTGAGGTTATCCTCCGCCCACTGGATCTGATGCCCTGCGACCTGCTCCGGCACCATGATCGGCTTCTCGACGCTTGAGAGCGCCGAGATCTCGCCGAGTTTCGAGAGCTGCATGTTCTTGAGCCGCTGCGCGTCCTTCGCCAGGCGCACGTGACCCATGCAACGCTCGACGTTATCAACAAACCAGCGCTTGCCGAAGACCGGCACGATCGGAATGCACGTGCCTGCGATGTAGCCGCAGTCCTCGAGCACGCGTCCGCCGGAGAGAATGTACTTGTGAACGCGCCGCTTCTTGATGCGCCGCTGACGTACCTCAGTCGAGCCAATGGCGAGCAGCGTTGCCTCGAGCTCCTCGTCCGCGTCAAAGTCAGCTTGCGTGTAGCGCTCCTCGTTGCCGCCGATGTCGCGCCACATGCGCAGCAGCTCGGACACCTCCTCGACGACGTAGTATTCGGCGACATACACCACGTCGGGCGTATCCCAGTCGAACTCGGTCTGCTGGATCTCTTTCGGCCAGTCGGACGGACTGTCGCCGTATTGCGCCTTGTACGCTTTCCTCGTCATGGACGACACGACGAAGCAGTGCTTGGCGTCCGCCTTGTCCTGACGCTTGGAGTCGAGGTCAAAGAAAACGGACGAATCAGCGTCATAGATCGGCTCGATCATAATGCGCTGATGTTCGTTCTCGGGGTCGTACTCATCCTCGTAGCACGTCCGCAGCCGCCAGGCACCGAAGCCACCGCCGACCGCCTCCTCGAAGGCGTTGTCGTAGGCCTCGTTTGCGACGCTATCCTGCTCGTCTGCCCGGAACAGCATGTCGCAGGTATCGGCGAGACGGTCGTTAATCGCGCCGTCCTTAGCAACAAAGTCGACGGTGACGCGGCTGTTGCGGTACTCGTTGATGATGCGGATGACAGCGAGGTGAACCTTGTTGACCTCAAAGCGCGGCTTGTTCTCGAACTGGTAGCCAAGCGGGCCTTCCCACTGCGCGCCGCTGATCGAGTAGAAGCGCCGATCCTGCAAGCATTGCAGCCGCTCGTCCCTCAGCGCCGACTGGATGTCGTCGAACTGCGACATTGCATCCTGGTGGAGCTTGTCGAGACGCTCGCTCTTTGTCATTCGGACCATTCGGTCACCATCGGTTGGCTATCGGAATCGGCGTCACCACGGCGGGCGTGGCTGAGACCTTCGCCCGGCGCACGCCCTCGAGCGCATATCGTAACGCATCAATGCAGTGATTGTCGCGGTCGGCGAGAGCAGGTAAGACCATGCCTGTCAACGGGTCCGTCTTGTAGCTGTAGAGCGACAGTTCGTCGATCAGATGCTGGCAGCGCGGATGCACGACGATATCAAAGCTCTTCAGCCACTCGATGCCTTCCTCGACCGACTTCGGCCCCTTCACCGCGGGCAGTATCTTCGGGAAGCCGTGCCGCCGCATGTGGCTGATGGTCTCTGGGCGCGCCGAGTCCGCGATGATCGGCCAGCGCTCGGCGTCCGGCACCGTCATAAACAGATCGGGCGTCGACGTGATCTCGCAGCCGACCATATATGCCTCGTAGTCGACGTACAACGTCCTCCCAGCGATGTAGCAGCGGACCAGCACCGTAGGGTCGACTGCGAAGCCCCAGTCCGCCCCAAGCCGGTGTATGGCGTCTGGCGGGGCCTCGAACTCCTCGATGCGCCAGTTTCGGAAAACGCGCGCCTCGCTGTTGGTCAGATACGACCCCATCCAGACGTGGCTGTACTTCTCGGGGTCGCGGGAGCGGTCGTATTCCATCTCGGCGCGCAAGACGCTCGGGAACCAGGGGTTGCTGTCAAAGTTGACGCGCAGAAACAC